GCCGGTGGAGGAGCTGCGTTCGACGAAGGAGAAGGTGGTGTTGGCCAGCTCCAGGTACATGCCGTTGGCGGCGCCGTAGTAGCCGATGCGCTGGCGGAGGTTGGGTTTGGCCGGGTTGAGGGTGAAGGTGGACATGACCAGCAGGGATTTGCCCGGCTGGTAGGAGAAGCATTTGGTGGTTTCGCGGATGACCGAGGAGCCGGAGGCTGCGGTTACGGCGAGGTTGATGAGGCCGGCGTTGGCGTCGAAGGTTGAGGTGCCGCCGGTTGCGGTGGAGGTGCTCCAGAGGCCGTTGTCGCGGTAGCGGTGGCTGGAGTCGAAAAGGGTGAGGGGGCTGGACGTGCGGATGCGGCCGAAGGCGTCGGTGGCTCCAGCAGAAGATGCGGCGCCGCCTGTGGAGGTGCCGAAGGGGTAGGGGGTGGTGACGGAGGTGGAGTGGAGGAGTTGCATCGGGGCCTCGGCGGGAAGGATTGAGGCTATTTCTTGGGCTTTTTGGCAGGCTTCTTTTTCATGCCGGCTTCGGACATGGCGATGGCGATGGCTTGTTTGCGGGATTTGACGACGGGGCCTTCTTTGCTGCCCGAGTGGAGTTCGCCTTTGCTGTATTCACGCATCACTTTGGAGACTTTTTTCTGAGCTTTGGAGGGCTTTTTGGGGGCCATGTTTTATACCGACGGTGCTTACCACACACGATAGTTGGTTTTGCCGAGGTTCTCGGGTTTGGCGAGGTTGAAGGTTTGGAGGCAGAGGTAGCCGAGGGCGTCGAAGGCGTGGTCTACGCCGAGGTTCTTGTTGGGGAGGCCGGTGCCAGGGGAATAGGTGAGGGTGCGGAGGGATTTGATCAGTTCTTTGCAGCGGGGGTGGATGAAGAGGCGGCGGGTTCCAGAGGCGTCGAGGAGGGCGGTGTTGACGCAGGTGATTTTGTCGCGGATCTTCCAGGGGGAGCGGGGGCTGGAGACGGTGAAGCCGGATTTGCGGAGGATGTTGTGGTCGGTGGCTCCAACGCCGCTGGTTTTGCGGGCGCCGCCGGTGGGGTCCGGGCAGGCGATGATGCGGCGTTCGACGCCGTAGCGGGATTGGACTTCTTCGCAGAGATCCCAGGTGGTGGCGCCGCCGGTCATGATGATTTCGTCGAAAACCCAGAGGACGTCGCCTTTTTTGACGGCGCAGATGCCTGACATGGGGTCGATGTTGAAGTCCACGCCCAGCAAAAGGGGTAGGACGGGGAGGTCTTGGACGATTTTGTCGATGTTGTCGTCCGAGAAGGAGATGGCGACGAGGCCGGAGAGGTTTTCGAAGCTGGCTTCAAATTCTTGGCGGAAGGTGCGGGCGTCGAGTTGGGCGCGGGCGGCTTCGATTTCCTCTGGTGGGACGTTATCGCCTTCGATGGTGGTGAATTGCCAGCGCTGCCAGTCCGTGTCGCCTTCTTCGCAGTAGCACCAGAGGTCGTAGAACCAGCTGGCGGTGCCGTCCGGGGTGGAAATGAAGAGCGCCCAGCCTTGTTTGTCGGCCAGGGCGGGGCGGATGACCTCGAACCAGACCTCGGAGTCCATGAAGGCGGCTTCGTCGAGCACCACGCCAGCCAAACTGCGGCCTCGGAGGGCCATGGCGTTCTCGGTGCCCTTGAGTTCGATGGTGGAGCCGTTGACGAGTTCGATTTTGAGGTCGGTTTCGTTCTTGGATTTGATCCAGGCTTTGGGGACGAGCTTTTTTAGGACTTTCCAGGCGATGTCTTTCGCCATTCGGTAGGTCGGGGCGGCGTAGAAGAAGGTTTCGCCGGGGCGTTCGATTGCTCCACGCAGCAATTCAATGCAGGAGAGGTAGCTTTTGCCGAAGCGGCGGCCGGCAACTAGGACGCGGAAGCGTTTGCGGCTGGAGAAAACTTGCCCTTGGGCGTAGCGGAGGGAGAGTGTTCCAGCCGTTTCGGGCATTTTTGTGGGGGAAGGTACCTTCTAGGGTATTACAGGAATTGAACCCCTGCCCCCCGGTGTGTAACAGAGGAAGGAATTGGGAATGTGTCAGTAGGTTCCCTGAGCAGCGACACGCGCCCCCAATCGCCGGACGCTACCCCGGTAGTGCGCCCGTACTACTCCGGCAGTGGCCGGGCTCGGTAGTGCGGCTGTACTAGGCCGCCAGCAGCCGGCGAACGGTGGTGCGGCTACATCCGAGTCGATCAGCGATGCGTTGTTGCGTCCAACCTGCGCGGCGCCATCTCCTGGCACGCTGTTCCCGAGATTCCGAAGCCCAGCAAATTACCAGCAGCGGGAGCAGGATCAGCGCCAGCAGCAAAGCGGCGCATGTGGTAATGGTTGTCATCGCGTAGTGTGCGTGGTTGACTCTGTTACTGTAGCAGAGCAGAGCCGCGCGTGGCGGCTCAACTGTCACACACTGTAACGTAGTGCAAACGTACTAGGCTTCAGCGGCCGCTCACTAGCAGGCGGCAGTAAGCGACAGAGCCGTGCCTGGCGAGGCAGGCGCCGTAAGCGTAAGCGCTCTGTTTCGCCAGTTCAGCGGCGAAGACTGCCAGCAGCACAGCCGACAGCGTGGCGGCAGTGAACGGGACGGGACGGGACAGGATGCGGAGCATGGCAGGGCTTGCTTGGATGCTCCCGTATTGTTGCACAGAACAGGCCGGGAATCAACCGGCCCGTTTGTCGTCGATCTCCACTCGCAGGATGGGAGCGGCTTGGCTGGCGACTTCCTGTGACAACTCGCCGGCGGCTCTGCCGAGACTATCTAGCAAGTGACAGGCAACTTGATAGTTCCCCTTCCGGATTGCCTTTTTCAGCACAGCAAGGCGTGACGCAGTGATAATGTTCAACATCTCAGTTCGATCCTCCAATCTCTCCTGCTTCAGAAGTTGCATTGCCTTTGAGATGTCATCGTGAGCAGTTCGAATAGAGATGTTGAAGCGAGACGCGACCAGTTCAGCATTAGCGCGACGCGTGTTCCCCTCCAGTAACAGGCTGTACGCGTAGTTCACTCGCTCATCCATGCGAACTTGCGTGCTACGTCCACCGCGCCAGCGCTTAGCCTCATCGTTGGCCACTGTCGTGGGTTTCGTTACTTCCTGGCCGTCAGCTTCGGACACGGTTCGAGTCACAAACTCATTTCCACCATGCTAACCTCCGCGCTCTCACGTTTCGCAAGCGAGCGCAGCGAGCGCCACGAAAAAAGCCCGGCAGCATGGCCGGGCCATTGATCGGCAGGATTCCAGCTCAGACAGACCGGAAGACCAACCACTCGCCGCCACCAAGATCGTGCAGCCTGTAACCGTCGCCCAGCTGCAGCTCGCGCCAAGCTGCCTCCCAATCAACGCAGGTTAGCGGCCATTCCATTTGATCAAGCTTGAGTCCTAGGTCTTCCGCCAGCTGTTCAGCGTAGTTTGTGCCGGCCCGTTCTTCGCTCCAGCCTTCAGCACGGCCTACATAGGAATCCTCGATAGTCTCGGGTTCGATCCCATCTAGGTCTAGGTCGGAGATCAGCGAAGCCCAGCCGGCCGGATCATCACCGTCCAAACCGAGATGCTCCATAGCGTCCTGCCAGTCCTCCGACAGCCAGAACCCGAAGCAAGCACCGTCGCCTTCTGACGCGCCGAACCCGAAGCCGCAAGGTGCCAACTCCTGCAGACAATCGGTCAATTCCTCCAGCAGCTGACAGGCCAGTTCATCGTTCCAGTCGGCTTCGCTGGAATCCTCGCCAACTAGCCTCTCAAGATCCGCGAGGGTATCGGCAGCAATGGGCGACGCCTTGCCTGTCAGTTGCGCCAGGGATTCGACAGCTGACCAGTAGGACGGCAGGAGATCCTCCAGCCGCAACGTGGCAGAGCTAACGATCCAGGGAAAGGATGCGAGCTGTTTGGAGTTGTAGTGGGTCATGGGGCGAGTCCTAAGGGTTGGGGTCTCGTTTGTAACTGTAGCAGCCTTTCAAACCAGCGTCGGCACCAGAGGATCCGAGGATCCATCCGGCCACGGATACGGTTCCCGCCGCCACTCCTGCTCCGGCGGCAGCAGTGCCAATCCGGTCAGGGCCACTAGGTCAGAACGATCGACGCCACGCGCTACCTTCTCAAGCCTGACGTAAGCTCCGCAGCTGAGATCCTCCACGCTCCAGCCCTCGCCGCTCCAGTCGAGACACGTATTAAACAGAGCCCGTAGGTCCTGCTCCAGCTTTTCATCGGGCAGTTCATCCAAGCGATCATCAGCCCAAAACCGGGCCGTGCTCGGGCCGTAGGCGTTACCCTCCAGCACGTCCAGAGGGCAGTATTGCGCCAGTAGCTTGGCGATCTCGTCACGCCACTCCCGGCTGTAGCAGTCTTGCCAGGCTTCCTCCACTGCCTCTAGCTCTAGCGTGCTGTGCTCATCCTCCGAGATCAGCGGGTAGGATTCCAAACCCTCCACGGTCTCCAGCACGTCCGCCGGAACCCGCAGCAAGTCCAGAACCACTCCCTCGCCGTTCCACCCATAGCCCACGGTGAGGATCCCGCCTAAAGGGTCGGGAGTGCTGGCGGGATCAGTAAGCACGTTAAAATTCGCCTTCCCCACTAGGCCGGTGTCGCTGTAGTCGCTCCAACCGCAATAGGTAGGACAGAACCCCAGCGACACGTTGCGCCAGTGCTCAGTCAGACAGGTCTGCAGGTGATCCTCTGGCGACTGATGCCACTGATAGGAGCAGCCCCGTTCGGGCTCGCCGTCCCGGATCAGGAGCCAGTGGCCCGAGCATCCGCGCAGGCGGTTGATCCGTTCCAGCAGGGCTGGGCTGGCCTTGGGTGTTGTCGTGTGCATGGCAGGGCTTGCTTCAATGCCTCGCTACTGTACCAGATCAGTGCCAGCTGGCAAGG